CACCACTTGTTAGTTTACAGGCTATATATAACCGCCATAGGCTAGCTGTTACTCTAGGCATATCTACCTAGTGTCAAAATGTTACGCATAGCAGCTATGTATAACCTGTAAACTGTATTGTATCTATAAGATGTACCTATAAGCGTCATTGCGTTAGCTGTTACTTATGGCGTATATCATCTTATAATGTACGGTTAAAGGTATTGACTATCTTTAACTTAACTACAGTGTAGCACGACATATAATACTATGTCAATAGTAATATGTATAAAGTTATCCACAAGCACAAGCAGCGCCACAAGCTACCACATCAGCAGCGCCCAAACCGCACCCCCATACCATAACAAACAATAAGCATACATAATACATACATATAATGCACAAACAACACTAAAAGCAGCTAAAAACCGCACAAACCGCGCCCACACCACACCTAAAACAGTATAGACAACATATAAGACGTATAAGCATAGATAGAAGCATTACAGATAGAGTACAAAGCAAATAGGGTTACAATACATCACATTACGCCATAGTTAGCACAATATACACACCAATAGCCAAATACCAATGTCGCACATTAACATATTGTACGACATACATACCTCTGTTAACACAAACATTACCTCTGTTAATTTGTTAATCATATCTGTCACAACAGGGGTAGGGAACCCTTAAAATAGACTAGGGGTGTCAGCGAGGGAGTGGGATAAACTCGCATTACGGAGACAGATACATTGCAAAAATACTAAAGGAGACACATAGGCAGCAAGAATTGACACTAAAGTATAGATACTATACTATTTCCATATGAGCCTAGAAGATTTGAAAAAACATAAAAGTAAGAAGGCTGGGTCCCCCGCACAGCTAACAAAGCCAGACATGAGCAAGGTAGCCCCCCTTAAATTAAAAAAGAAGCAATTAAGCTATGTCATGAACTACTACGACCCGAATAGTGATACCTTCGGGAATAGCTACCAATCTGCATTAGCAGCAGGATTTAACAATCTTTATGCACAGCAGTTAGCCAGCCCAGCCAGGCAGAACCAGTGGGTGATAGAAGCACGTAAGCGCATGACGCACTTCACCCCCGACCATATCTACCAAGCGTTACAAGACGTTGCGGTAGCAGGGGCACCCAGAGACAAGCTAAAGGCACTTGAGCTGATGGGTAAGAGCAAGGGTATGTTTATAGACAGAAGCCAATCAGACGTTCATATTACCTTTACCAATAGCATGCCCAGACCAGCTAACGAGGGAGAGATAATAGAAGCCGAGGTAGTAGATGCCTGAGATTAAAATACCAGACTATACACCAAGCGCCAGGCAGACAAAGTTTCATAGTTCAGACGCCTTTGAGACCCTCTACGGCGGAGCTGCTGGCGGAGGTAAGACTGCCGCTATTGTAGCTGAAGCTATTACTTACTCGCTAAGATGGCCGAAAGCTAGGACTTACATCTTCCGTAAAACAATCCCCGAACTTAAACAATCCATTGTGCCTGAGATTTACAAGCAAGCAGCCGACTTTATCCACATTGCTAAGGGCATGAGCTACAACTCCCAGGACAGAACCTTCACGTTTAGCAACGGCAGTATTATCCAGTTGGCTTATTTAGAAACAACCGCTGATATGTATAGGTACCAATCAGCTGAAATCCACCTACTGTGCGTTGATGAGCTGACTCACCTTACCAAAGAAGAGTATGAGTTCTTAAAGACTCGTGTTCGTACTGCTGGCAACCAACCCTTAAAGGTGATGTGCGCTACCAACCCTGGTAACGTGGGGCACGGCTGGGTTAAAAGCTACTTTATTGACATCGCCCAACCTGAAACTATCTACACTGACAAGTTTGGTAACACGAGACAGTTCATACCAGCTAAGGTATCTGACCACCCCGACCAACGCTTCCGCGATACTTATACCAGACAGCTATCCAGCTTATCTGACCCTAACCTCAGGCGGGCTTACCTCGACGGCGACTGGGATATATTTGCTGGACAGGCATTTGAAGAGTGGCGACGCGATACTGACGACGGGACGCCCTGGCACGTTATTACTCCATTTGAAATCCCGAAGCATTGGACCAAGTGGTTTGCTTATGACTGGGGTTACAACACTTTCGCCGCTGGTGTTTGGTTAGCCAAAGAGCCTTCTACTGAACGCATCTTCTTATATAGGGAGTTTTACGAACACGCTCTGGCTGCATCTAAACAAGCTGAGCGTATCTCTATGTATTCAAGCAACGAGAACTTAACCATGCGACTAGCTGACCCATCACTATGGAAACACATCGGTTCTGCTGAGACTGGTGAGACAGTTGCCGCTATCTTTGAGAAGAACGGCCTTGTCTTTCAACCAGCCAACAATGACCGCAAGGCTGGCAAGAACGCCATACACGAAGCCTTAGCCACCATGCCCGACGGACAACCTGGCATACAGGTATTCTCCAACTGCGTTAACTTTATCCGCACCTTCCCGAACCTTCCCGTTGACATTAACCGACCAGAAGACATCGACACCAGAGCCGAGGACCACCTTTATGACGCACTCCGCTACGGACTGATGAATCAGCGCCCTGGGACCATCATCGAACCCGTCATACCACAAGACGCCTTAGACAGAAGGAACAGGTATGCAAGATACTAGGATTGTGGTATTATTCAATTAACTGGGCCCTAGGAAAGACACATGCCAAAAAGAGAAAAATCTCAAAAATCAGACGATATTGTAGCTAAAATTGTGGGTGACTATAAGTCCTCTTGGGATTATTGTGCATCAGCCTGGCACCAACAGTGGAAAGACTGGTACAGGCTGTACAACTCAGAGCGTATCAACGTTGCTTATAACGGTATGTCTGACACGTTCGTTCCTATGGCTTACTCTACTGTCGAAACTCTTGTATCTGGCACCTCTGGCGACAAGCCAATCGTTGAATACATCCCAACCAAGTACGAGCAGAACCAAGAAACTGAAGTGCTTAATAGCATGTTTAGCTACTACTGGGACTTAGACAACTGGACTAACAAACTTGTCATTAACAACCGCAACTACTTCCTATACGGTACTGGCGTTATGTTCACTTACTGGAACATTGACCACCCCGTACTTGAAAACATCGCTCTTAGAGACTTCTTTATCGACCCAACCGTATCTGCTGTCAATTACCAGAACGCTGCTTATATGGGACACCGCTTTTTAGCGAGCAAATCTAAGCTAGCTGACGAACTTATTGTCGACCCTGCGACTGGCGAACTTGTACCGAAGTATAAGAACCTCGAAAAACTTACTGGCTCTGAAATGGGTGCAGATGGCGACCCAACCGAAAAGCAAGAACAAGACACGATGATGGGCTCAACCCTAACGGGCGAAGCAGTCAGCGACCAAATCGAAGTTATTTGCTACTGGACACTCGACAAGGTGTACTACGTCGGCAACCGCCAAGAACTTATCTACGAATCAGACAACTTCTTCAAACAACGCCAGCAATTCCTCGGCACACCGAACCCAACGGGTATGTACCCTTACATCTTAGACGCCGCTGCCGCTACTGAGTCACAGCTCTTTGGACGCTCAGCGCTTCAGCCAATGGCGAAACCACAGGAACTACTCAACGACCTTACAAACCAGAACATTGACGCCGCAAGCTGGGCTCTTGACCCGCTTATGGAGCTTGACCCTCAGTACCAAGCCTACCTAGACAAAGTTAAAAACGTCACAGGCGCTATATTCCCATTCAAACCAGGCTCATTACAGGCAGTTCAGAAGCCAATTATACCAAGTGCGGTATTTAACGAACGAACCAACATTAAGAACGAAATCCGTGAAGCTACCGCCGTAGACCAAATCCTCCGTGGCGTTGGTGCTCAAGGCGAAACTACCGCTACTGAAGTTAAAGCTCAGATAGCATCTGCTGGCAAACGCTTCGACATGGTTATTTCTGAGATGGAAAACGGTGGCTACTACCGACTAGCAAAGCTTGTCTTCCAAATGGTTAAACTTTATGTTACGACTCCTCAGATGATGCGCGTTATCGGCAAGAACGGTGTCGACTGGGAGCAATTCGACCCAGAGATGTTTAAAGGTGACTACGAGCCACGCGTTAAACTAAAAGCAACCGTCGACCAAGACAAACAGCGCACCATGCGTAACGTTAAAGAAATGTACACGGCACTACTTGGTAGTCCTTACGTCGACCAATCACAACTTACCCGCCTTGTTATTTCTAAGGCATTTGACCTAGAACCAGATGAAGTAGACAACCTGATTGTTCCTGAAGAGAAACTAGCCGAAGACGCCAAGAACGCTGGCAAAACTCAGAGCGACCCTAAAGAACTGCTTAACTACAAAGATGCTCCTGCCGATATTAAAGCTCAAATGGAAGAGGCAGCTGGTTACGAACCATCTATTACTCACCAGGGCGATATTGAAGCATTGGCCGCAACACAGTTCAAAGACCAAATCACTGGCATGGAAACAGCACTACCAGACGAAGGCTCTCCAATGGGTGTAGCCCCAGTCGCACCACCAGTACCACAAATGGGGGCGCCAGTTGAATAACGAAGACTGGTCGAACGACTTTAACGGTCTATTCAACTCAGCTCTGGGCAAAGAGCTTTTACGCTCGCTCAAAGAAGACAAACACGACAGCCTGATAAGAGAGGCAGAACGGGCCACAAGTGCGGACAGCGCCTATGGCTTGATTAAAGAAGCCTCTGGTGTTATGTTAGCTATAGAACACATGATGTTCTTATCCACTGTACCTACAGATGGGGAGAAAAGGGTCTAACGCCCAGAACCTTTTTCTTCTCTTCTATGGGCACACATTAACAACAAGGAGATATGATGGACACCACAACTTCAGAGGACGGCGCTGTATTATCAGCACAACCAGTAGCCAATGAAGCGGGAGCAGACGACGGAGCAATGGTTATAACAACTGACGAAAGCGGAACGCCAACAATGGTACCCGTAGGTCAGGAAGCTACAACCGAAGAACCGAACGCCGCATCAACGCAAGACGAATCAACAACCGAAGCCGTAGTAACTGCCGAGCCAAAGGAGGCCCCAGCAGAAACATCTACACAAGCTCAAGACACGGATAATGATGTAGTTGAATGGGCTAAAAAGAAGGGCTTAGAAATAAACCCCGAAAACCCTAACGAGGTTAAACTCGCAAGACTTCAACTAGAGAATGACCGTCGATTCCACGAGGCACAACAAAACAAGCCTAAAATTACACCACCAGAACTTATTGAAGAAGTAGACGACCCTACGCTTAACGCAGTAGTCGAACGCCAAAACAATGCAGAACTGAAATTGTATGTTAGGGACTGGTTTGATGCCAATCCTGAAATGAAAGACCACAGAGAGACGCTTATGAAGATAGCCGCCGAACGACCTTATCTACAAGATATGGACGATGTCGCAGCTCACCTTTACCGAGACCCTCAATTTGTGTCTAACATTAAACAGGACGCAGGACGTCAAGCGCTAGAAAATCTCGCCCAGAAACAATCCGCTGTACCGCCACAGGCTAGTGCATCGAACACCGCGGTCTACGCTAACGACAGTGCCATTACACCTCAAAACGTTTACGCACTTGTTGATAACAACGACCAGGCGTGGTTTGAAAAGAATCACGACGCCATTTCAAAGGCAATGCAGGGGAAATAAACAACCCTAAAATAGAGAGATTAAAACAATGACAACAGGTGCATTTAACTCAGGAAACGTAAACGTCGGCACAACTGCTGGCAACGTATTCCGACCAAACGTATGGTCAAAAGAAGTCTTAATGTTCGTAAAGAGCAACTTGGTTCTTTTACCACTTATCCGTCACTACGACAGCGATGTAAAAAGCGCTGGACAAACAGTAGAGATTCCTAACGTTTCAGCTATCACAGCTAACATTAAGAGTCAGAACACTGTCGTTACCCTAAACTACAACACAGAAACTAAAACAACTATCACCATCAACCGTCACTACGAAAGTTCATTCTTAGTAGAAGACATTTTGGCTGCACAGTCTAACTACTCAACTCGTAGCGACTACACTCAAGCTGCTGCTTACGCAATCGCTGAGAAGGTCGACAACGACATCGCTCGTGTTATGACTGCTGCTTTCACTGGTTATGGCGCCTACGGTACTGCTCTTAACGATAACTTAATCCTTACTGTTAACCGCTACCTTAGCGAAAACAAAGCTCCTCGCACAGACCGAAGCATCGTTGTTCACCCTAAAGGTGAAGCTGAACTACTTGCCATTGACAAGTTCGTTCGTTACGACGCTCTTGGAACTGGTGAAGCTATCAAAAATGGTAAACTTGGTACTATCTACGGTGCAACTGTTTACATGTCACAGAACCTTGTCTACTTAGACACGGCAACTGACGAATACTCTAGCCTATTCTTCCACAAAGAAGCTGCAGCTATTGCTATGCAAGTAAGCCCACGTACACAAGCTCAGTACAAGCAAGAGCACCTAGGTTGGTTAGTAACTGTAGACGTTCTTTACGGTGTAACCACACTACGCACAGGTTTTGGCTTTACATTAAAGCACTAAGACCGACGCCAACACAAAAACCCAAAACAAAACAGAGAGGCGCCCTACGGGGCGTCTTTTCTTTGCGCTAAAAACAAGTCTTTGGTATACTGAAATTGTAATAAAAAAAGCTACATAAAACAGGAGTCATAAGTGAAATCACCACTCGCTAAAGATAAAGAGACCATTAAAAAATATGGCATCACAGAAGATATTGACGTATCGCCAAGAGTGAAGCTATCATTTCTTCAAACACAGCTTACTGAGATACAGCATGCTATGTGGAGAGCTCGTGTAGACATCGTTCACGCTACTCGCCTAACAGAGTCAGACAACGAAACACTAAAAAACAAGGGCTTCCAAAACATGGCTGACCATGTGAACCAAGTACAACAGTTCACTGGTGCAATCAAAATGCTACAAGAGT